CGCGGCGACAGAGACGGGTCGATGATGTCGAGTTTGGGCATGCCGCTAGCCAAGACTCGCTTCATGAGTTTGCCGCCCTCGCCGCCCATGTACGACCAGACCTTGCAGACCATCTCCCACGTATTGCGGTCCCAGTCGTAGAACAGGAGCCGTGGCATTGCAATCCGCAACTCGAAGTTGGCGAGGAGGGCGTTGATGGCCTTGCTGGAGTTCAGGACCGCGCTCGGGGCGAGGCCCAGCAGCAGGTCATTGAGGCCGGAGATGATCGCCATTTCCCGGTCGAGCCGACCGAGGAACTGCTCCAATTGAAATTCGGCAACGAACGGCGCGATGGACTCGAAGCGGTTGCCGGGGCCGGGGCTGACGGTCTGGTTCAGGATCGGCTTGACGCTCGCGAGGCCGCGTGCGGGGGCATTCTCGCCGGTCAACTGCCAGTAGTCGCCAGCCGTGGCCTTCTGGATCATCTGCGCCCCGGCAGTGATCCGGGTCATCTTCTCGCGGATCAACTGCTCCATGTCGTGGAGGGCCGAACGACCAGTGGGGGTGCCCGGGACGAACGTGTTGAAGAGCGGCACGTAGGGGATGTCGCCCTTGTAGTAGTCGTACTTCTCGTCACGCACGACCTCGTTGCCAACGACGATGCAGTTCCATGTCTCCATCGACGCCTGCTGGCCCTTCTTCCCGGGCTTGCCAACCTTGCGATACCAGTAGTCCCAGACTTCGACACGGGCTGGACCCCAGTTCAGTTCGAGGCGTGGAATGTCGGCCCCCTGCGCCGTTGAGGATGTGCCCATGACCCACGGGATGATGGTGCCGTCCTGAAGCGACTTGGCCGAGACCTCTACGCTGTACCGCTCCATGACGGCGAGCGGGTCCATGAGCACGACCTGCGCGGCCCACTCCAGAGCATTGTAATTGTCATCCTTGAAACCGAGGTACAGGTTCCTAGGATTGATGATCACCTCGGCGCACGGGTAGCCCTTCTTCTTGTCGGCGTAAACGAAGGCAGCCGTCCGACCGTAGAGACCCTTGACGACCGCCGCCTTGTGCCGCCGCATCTGCCACTGCTCGTCCACCTTCCACGACTCGCGGATGCGCTCCAGCGAGTTCGCGTCGTCACGCCCTTGCTCACTGTCCTCAATGGCGACCATGTTCTCGATGGGCTCGACGGCCTGTAGGGCGGCCGGAACCTCGACGTACACCTGCGGATTGTTGACCGAAACGTGAGACCGGCCGTCCACCCGGAGGTTCGGATCATCAGCCCACAGGTCGGCGCCGAACGCAGTGAAGGTGGTGGTGTAGAACAGTTCGTCGTTGCGACGGCACTCGTCAGCAAACACGTCATGCTCCGGCTTGATAGCCGTAATACGTTGCTGGAGGCGCCGCTGAAGAGCCATGTCGGGGTCATCACCGACTTGGATCGCAGTGTCCAGCGTGAGGTCGGCGTATTTGAGGTTCATTCAGTCGCGGCTCACGGTGCTCTGAGTCTACGTCGGTCGAGGAAAGGACGCAACTGTCGTCTGACCCGGTCCGTCCCCGATGTCGTATCCGCCCATCAGCACCTCGGCGGCCGTGCGCAGACGGTTCTGCTCGGGGTCTCCGTAGACAAAGCGTGACGAGGGCGTCTCGCCGGGGACCGGCAGCGAGCGAACGAGTTTGACGATGATGGCAAGGCACATCACGAGGTCCTGCTCGATCTTCCGATCCGCCAATTTGTAATTGAGGCACTGGCGCTGGACCTCTTGCCAGTAGCCCGACGACGGGAGTTGGATGCGGCCCTCATCGAACGCCGTCCGCAGGTCGGACAGAAGTTGCCGCTTGGTCTTCACCACGCCGCCGAACTCGATGGTCCGAACAACGGGGATGGCCTCCTCCAGCAGTTCCTTGAACATGTGCCCGCCGAGCGCCGTGTGGTCCACGCCGGTCTCGATTTCGGAGCCACCGGCCGCGTAGCGCGCGTGGTCCCGGGCTCCGAGCGCCACGATGCCACGCGTCGTCTGCTTGCCCTCCTGCCGGTCGAGGCTCACGCCAACGATGTTCCCCCGCCGGTCTACCTCGCAGACCAGCGACCAGCACTTGTCGTTCAGACCGGGGTCGAGCGCGTGGGCGTAGACGTGACCCTTGCCCTGCGGCTCTTGCGCCTCTGGCAGGTCGTCCTTGAACGCGCCGCGCACCGACAGCGAGTTGAACCAGACGCCCATCGCTTGGATGAAGTACCCGTCGATGTTCTGGTCGATCCACGCCTGCGGCTGGTGAAGGATCAGGGCGTCAAAGGACTCCCGGTCGATGCCGTAGCCGATGTTGTCGCGGGTGCTCATGCGCATGGAGTACCGGCGCGGATCGCAGAACGGGTCCTCGGGGTCGCCCGTGTACCAGAGTTCCTCATACTCAGTGCTCGTGTCGGCGGAGGGGGTCGAGATGAGGACGAACTGCCCGCCGGTCGAGAGTCGCCGGGCGTGCATGACCTCCTCCAGTAGGTAGCGCAGGGTCGGCGCCTCCTGAAGGCCCGCCTCGTCAAATGACAATCCGTGCATGTTCTGGCCGATGGCCGACAGCGCCTTGGCCTTGGTAGACCGGAAGTGAACCTGCGCCCCGCCCAGTTCTGGGGCGAAGACGATCCACGCGTACTCGCCGCGCTCCTTGGCGCCCTTCGTCCACTCGACGCCGTCCGACTGGGTGGCCTTGGCGATCTTCTCAGCCCCGCCAATTGCAATGGCCCACGGGCACCCGGCCTTCTGGGCTTCGTGAACGCCGCCCAGCAACTTGACAATCTCGTTGAAGACCTGCTCCGCCGGAGCCTGCTCCACGGCAAAGTGCCACCAGTGGTAGGGCAGAGCGCCGAACCGCTGCAACTCTGCCTGTGAGGCGCCCGCCTTGGGCGGCTCCAGCCCGATGCGGTAGACACACGAGTGCAGGATGATAACCGACAAAGCCAGCGTCTTTCCCGCACGGTTCCCGGCGGCCACCATGATCCAGTAGTAGAAGGCCCGCCACCGGCTGTCGGTGCGCTTGATGTACGCCTCCATCATCCGCTTCTGGCCGGGATGCAGCCGGACGCCGAGGAAAATCCACGCGAAGCGGATCGGGTCCCAGCGGCACCGCTCCCACTCCTTCAGCCAATCAGTCATCGTCGCCCTCGGTCAGCAGGGGGACGGACATGCCGCCCACCAGCGCCCTCGGCGCGAGCCCGGCGTTGGTCATGGCCTCGAACAGCCCCAACTTCAGGTCGCCCTGCGCCTTGTCGCGCTTGTCGGCGAGCCCCTGCGTCTTCAGGATCGAGCCGATGGCTGCCTGCATGTCCTTGCCGAGCACATCGTAGAACTCGGACCAGTCCACCATCGGGAACGGCATCCCGTTGGCGTCGGTCAGACCATCACGCTCCTTGTTCATGGCGTCGGCTCGCTCCTTCGCCATCTGGATGCGCCGCTCAACCTCGTCCAACTGCATCTGCTGGAGGCGGATCACCCGTTCGCGGGCAGGAAGAAGCGGGACGAGTTCGATTTCACGATGCTCGCCGCCCGACGTGTGCTCCTTCAGGTGCTTGATGATGGTGGCTGTGCCGGGGCTGCCACCAAACGCATCGGACAGGGCGGTCGCCGTCATGCCATCGTTCCAGCCAAGTTCGATCAGGCGCCTACGGTCGGTGCTCTTGCAGACGGCGCAGCGCATTGAAATAGTCATGCGTGGTCCAGAATGGCATTGACGACGCCATCTCGCAAGTTGTGGGGTCGGATGACCACGGCGGGGATGCCGCACATGTTGAGCAGTTGCAGGTATTCCAATTGGCCGGGCTGGAACTCGCCCTCCTCGCGCTTGACCTCGATGGCGAGCGCCCGCCGCTGGCGAGGATGCAGCATGAACAGATCAGGGAACGACTCAGCGGTAGACACGAAGATCGGCTTCCCGGCCGCGTCGAACGCCGCGATGCCCTTGCCGACGTGCTTCACGACCCATCCACGGCTCTTTGCCCGCGCAACGACCCTCCGCTGGAGCACCTTCTCGCTCATCTTGCGGTCAAGACACTGATCCGGGGTGATCGTGCGGTGTTTGACCCCGCAATGGGGGCAGAACGCACTAGCCTCGGCGTGAAACGCCTCTTTGGCGGCCTTCGGGTCTCGTTTCACCATGTCAACCGACCGCCGGAGGCCAAATTCGGTCGCATCGTGTAGCACATTGTCATTCATCGTCGTCCTGAACGTCCGTCATGTTCTTCAGCCGGAGGCCAAGGTAGAAATTGCCCGTCTTCTTGGCCTTCCGGGTGAACAACCGGCCCAACGCGAGACCAAACCCGGTCATGGACATCTTCTCGACGCCGTTTCGCTCGCACCAGCCGTCAAACGCCTTCCACATCTGGCCTGCCGGAGCCTCTTCGCCGTCTCCCGACACGCACATCTCGCCGACGAACGACGAGATGGGGTCGTTCTCCGCGATGTACGCTGCCGACCAGTCGAGCACCTTCTTGGGCTCGGGCAGTCCTGACGTCAGGTACATCTGGGCGGCGACGGCCATCGCCCGAAGCGCACCTTGGAGGTTCGCGGTCTCCTTCAGCCGGTCTTCGAGGAACTTGTCGTCGCGACTGGGGTCCCGGTAGTCCTGCTCGAACCACACGATCCGCACCCGGCGCTGCATCGACGGGCCGACGTCGTCGGTGCGTGGAGGGTTGTTGGTCAGAAACACGATCTTGTGCGTGGGCTCGAACGTCTTGAAGGTCTTGGCGTACAGCGTCCGACCCTCAATCGGGTCGTTGCCGGTGTGAGCCTTCAGCATCTCCTCGTTGAACTGCCCGCCCTGCGGCTCCGACATGTACGTGAACCGCGCGCCCTCCAGTTTCAGGAGTTCCGGCCGGGGCTTGTCGCTGCTCGCGGCGCCGTATCGGGTCTTCATGTACAGGGTGTCCGGCGGAGTCGCGGCGTAGTCGTTCAGCGCCTTGGTCACGGTCCTCGCAAGGACACCCTTGCCGTTCTGACCGCTGCCCACCCACATCCAGAACTTCTGCTCGCGGTTCGTCCCGATCATCGAGTAGCCGAGGATGCGCAGCAGGTAGTCCGTCAGGTCCGGGTCGCCGCTCATGATGTCCTGCACGAAGTTGATGAAGGGGCCGAAGTCGGCGTTGGGGTCCCAATCCACGCCTGTCGAGCGCGAGATGAGGAGTTTGGGGTCGGGGGTCCCGTCGAGGATCAAGGTCCGCAGGTCGAGCACGCCGTTCTCAAATCCGATGAGTTCGGGGTGCTGGTCCCACTCGTGCCCATCCATTGCAATTCCGGGCATCGAGGCCAGCGTCTTCAGGACGGCGACCTTCTTCGAGTAGTCGAGCATCGGCAGCAGCGGCTTGATGTCATGGCCGGAGCCCTCCGCATCGCGGACCCAGTTGAAGACGCACTGGCGAACGAGGTCGATCACCTCGGTCTTGCGATCCGGCGCCCAACGGACCCCGTTCCAGATGTGCCACATGCTGGTCGAGTGATCGTACCGGACCCGGTCTCCGATGCCGCGCTCAGTGGAGGGCTCGGAGAGCAACCCCGCGAAGTAGTCGTCGCGCGTGCTGGTAGGCGCGTGCTGCGGCCTCGGATCAGCCACGGGCTGCACGCTTGTAGGCGCCCCGGATGGTATCCCGCGCCCGGCGTTCTGGGTGGCCGCCCTTCTTGGCGGCTGCGAGAAGTCGTGTCATTGCCACGTCATACGGTACACCCTCTTCGCGGCAAACCATCGCCGCCCAGTGGATCAGGTTGTTCTGGTTCCCGTCGGCGGCAGCGATGATCGCCTTCTCCAGACCATCGGTGTTGTACTCGTGGGTCTTGGGCCACTGCCACCATTTCAATCCTTCGACCGGCTCCTGCGTGAAGTACGAGACCGGCGTCTGGCGGTCGGCGCGGTCGATGGCCCACAGGTCATCCCGCGCAAACCTCACCGACGCCTTGGCCGGGAGGGTGTCGGGCATCTGGATCATCCCGCCGACGACGAGCGGGCGCGGCCCCCAGCGATAGGTGCCGTCCACGCTCCCGTCGTCGGCGAGGTGGGAAGAGGGAGGCGCGACGACATATCCGCCGAGCCCCTTGAACAGGAGGGTTCGCCCCGGATCGGGCTCCTTGCCATCCCCGATCCAGCGGTTCCGGTCTGCGCCGGGATACCAGAGCCAGATGTGGAGGCCGTTCTTCGTTTCGGCGACGACGGTGTCCTCGCTCGACTGCCAGCCGAGGTCGAGGAGAACCTCTGCCGCCCTGTCGGTGTCCACGTCAGCAACGTAGAAGTCAGGCGGGATCAGGATTGCAATGCCGGTCGTGCCGACCTCGGGGCTGAACGACATCTTCACGGCGTTCGCCTCGCCGATTTCGGTCGGCACGCCGTGGAACGAGTCCTCGTAGGACCACGACTCCCCGTGGACCCGGCCGTTGGGCTTCTTGCCGTTCAGCGCGAGGATGTGCAGCCCCGCCGCGAGGTATTCGGCGGCTGCGTCTGCGAGTGGATTGCGCACGTTGCTCCTTGGTAGTGGCCCGACCGTCGATCCGTCATTTCCGCTTGCGCGGCCCCATCACTAACCGACGGTCGGGCAAACCTCATCTGAGGCTCATCTGGTAGGGGGCGGCCCCGCCGTCAAAGCCTTTCCGGCCTTACCCGGTTGGCATGGTAGCGGGGCCGCAGGTCCCGCCGGAGCCGTTGCGGTCACCATAGATGACGCGGCTATCCCGGCGAGCCGACTCCAGTCTAGCCGAACCTGCGCTTCTCGATGAAGTCCGCAAGGTCGGTGAGGAGGACGACGTAGCCGCGCCCCCTCTTGG